TTTGTTTGACAATGCACGACAACACCCTCCTCGTGACTTGTTGTGATGTTAACCCTAACATCAGTTGCAATGTGGTGATGTCCTAATACAATCTCTTTTCTTCTCTTGAATAGTTTCATTTCTCTTTGGTGTTAAAGGTTGGGTACTGCAAACCAAAAATGGACGGGGTAAATACCAAATTCATTCTCTCGTACTTCCCATTGCTTTGTTGGTATATCGTAAATACCAATTCCCGTCACCCAAGTATCATTAAATTGATTCCACATTTTCACAATACACTCAAAAGTGTTAGTGGGTAATTCATTTTTTACATCCTTGTACATAGTTTTTACTTCAATTGTTTTCATTTCTCTTTTGTTTTAAAGGTTTCTACTACTGGTGCATAACTTTGTACTACTTCCCCTTTCAGCCAAACTGAACCATTAAACTCTTGATGCATTACTTTGGGTTTCCAAAACTGCCACCAGCGAGGTGAAGATTCAACTACAAAGGTTGTTTCTAATCTGCTCCATCCGTTTAAAGATTCTGTTACTTTGAATTGTGTTTTCATTTCTCTTATTTTTTAAAGGTTTCTAATTTGCGCCTATTATTATTGGTTTGCGCCTATTTTTTTTGGTGTTAATGTTCTATTAAAGACACAAAACCCTATCGTTCTGTATCATTATTGTCAGGTTATACTCTTACTTTATACAATCTTTTGTCAGGTTCGCAATTCGCGAATTAAGAATCTTTTCGCTTTAGCCATCTTACATACATCTTGGCTGCCCAAGCTCTTCTCTGTTTCTTGAAAGGGTATATTTTTCTTAACCTCGCATTGGCTATGCGTAGGAATTGTTCCATCTCGTTCATAGTAATTTGTTGTGAATGGTTTGTAGCATCTCTTTGTGTTCTGGATAGTCACCATATTTGATATGGCAAGGGCGGCAGACCGCCATAAGGTTCTCAATAGTATCCTTTGACTTACTGCCTCCGCTTTTTCTGTTTTCTATGTGGTGGATGTCTACGGCTCTTGATCCGCAGACCTCACACCCTATAAAGTCATCCAAGACATAACCGAAGTAGTCCATATATATCTTGGTGTGCTTTTTCATAGTTCTCCTACAATCGTGTAGTTGTTAATCATCTCTTGAATCTCATCCAATGGTCTGTTCTCAAAGAAGTCGTGGTACTGTTGCAAAGCAAAGAAGACCTTCTCCTCACCCTTGTTGTAGAAGTCCTCACTTACCGAGTAGACACCTACATCACAAGAGAGTTTGTCTATTACCAGAAACTTAAACTTGGTGTAGTCTACATTGAATAGTCGGCAGTAGATATATACTTGTACATCGTAGGAGTATTTGTGTCTTGCAGAATACACAAAGTTGCGTAGATCACTCGTAGTCTTGAGGTCTACAATAGTGCCGTTATTCTTTAAGATGTCTGCCTTCGCTCTAAAGGGATAGCCCTCTATGTTATCTACGGCTGCAACTTCAAACTGTGCATCTCTCAACAACTCAACTGCTTGTTCATTCTTGAAGAGGGCTTCAGCCATCTTCTCTGCCAGTTGTCTTTCCTTCTTGGTGTATAGCATATGAGATGGGTATTCAGCACTCATCTCTTTCCACTTCTTGGTAGTCTTGGTAGTGACATCAGCAAAGACAAGTTCATTGATCTTGTGAGGCTCTAATACCATCATATGGATTAGCCTACCATCTCGTAGTGCTTGAGAGTTGGTCTCCTCACCATACTGCATTAGGTTGTAGTAGGTTCTTGGAGAGTCCAGAATCTTCTTTAGGTTAGATGAACTGAAGGCTACCTTACCCAAGTAACCGTAGTAGAAGTCATCTCCTTCAGCTTGTTGAACAAGCCAATCTTGTGCGTGGGTTTCCCCATTAAGCATTGTGATTTGTTTTGACATAGTATTTAGTTTTAGTAAATATAATTATAATCCGCAATACCCAGAGTCACATTCATTGAAGTCATCATCAAATAGTTCAAACTGACTATTCCATTCTTTCACCTCATCATAGGTAATGTCGCTTCTCCAAGTCGCTCCGTTAATACTTTCTCTCTCTCGTTTAGCGAACCATTCAAGTTTGTTTGGGTGCTTCTCCCACATCTTCTTTAAAAGTAATGGGTTCTTATGAAAGCATCCTACGCAGTTGTTCATCCAAGCAAATCTTACAGGCTTGTCTTTCCAATACTGTTCAATCGTGTCTTTAAACAACCCATCTTGGATCAAAGGGAACGAAGGCTTTTGATAGGGAACATTCTCCCATTTGTTTCTACCATCTGGGTGCTTCTCAAAGGTTGCCTTAAATTCAGTCAAGCCATCAGCATTACAACGCTCAAGCATATTCTTTGCTCTACGCATTTCATTTGCTCTAAACCCAATGCGAGTCTCTACAGGCTCACCGATATTCTCCGCCCACCAATAAAACATTGGCTCTATCTTCATTTCTACCGTGCAGAAGCGTTGAACCTTATTGGGAAGATAGACCTTGTCTTTCCTTGTGGTTATCTCATCAAAGGTCTTACCTGTAACCCAAGTGATAGGTCTACCAATGTATTGCTCAAGGTCAAGCATTGTATAGATAATCATATCATCTTCTGCCGTTCCAATAAATGGGGCTTGGATGCGATCCTCTACCTCTTTCCTAATCTTCTCATCAGGGAACTTGCAGTTCTTATCCTCTATACGAACAAGAGAGAACACATCATAGTCCGCAGGGTAATTCGCTGCGATGTAACTTGATGTCTTCCCTCCCGATAAACTATTGATTGTTTTCATCGTGTCAATCCCATCCCCTGAATAAAGCGTTGACCCTTCTCGTAGTCAATGCCCTTGATGAGTCGGTAGATAAAGGCAGATGCCCTCTTGATGGATTCCATCTCCGCCTTACTTGTATCCGTTCCTGTATTGGCATACATCTGTGCATCTATGTGCAAGAGTTGGTCAATAGTCTCTTTGTCCGTTAGGGCTTCTTCAAATACTATTTGTGCCTTTAGTATGGCTTCAGTATGATTCATCATTGTTGTAGATTGATTTGTCGTGTGATTATTTCTTCATCCTCTATAGAGCCACACTCACAAGCTGCGTGAGTCTTTGAACAATCGTGGCAACAATCGCAACACCAATCATCATCGTTGTACTCTCCGCAGATGTCGCAAGTGCGACCTTCATAATCTTGGTAAACCGCCAAGTCCCAATCCAAGTAGTCCATTATACAGGTAGATTAAAAAGGTTCTCAATCAACTCGTACAACGCTATCATAGCAGTAATTCCGATTGCTACCAGAAGGTAAGCAGTACCTCCGTAGATGAGGTTCTCTTTGAGGGTGTAAGTCTTTTTAGACATAATGTTAAGTGTTTTAGTTTATGCTAATATACACAAAATTGTTAACACCAAACATTATGTACTATTTTTTTTCTTTCCATTGTGTATAGCAAACTGCAAGGCGTTGTTCCTTATCAGGGAACTCACCCTTTAGTTCTCCCATACATCTACTGATAAATTCTTGTTGGGTCTCTTTACCCTTTGGTGTCGGTATCGGCATCTTCGTTTAATTTAATTGCTCTATATATAGGTAGGAAGCCCACCTCTTTTACTATTTTTCTATTGTCGGAGAAGTCGGTGGTCTTGGGTAGCCCACCTTTCATCTCCCATTCAATGTCCTTGATTTCTTCCAGATTAAAAGCATAGATACCTTGAGGGGTAGAGTTGATATAAAATGGGCGTGTGCCAAACTTATCCGCCCTCTCCATCAAAGCATCGTACTTATCCTTCTCAATTAACAACTCATTGTAGTGTGTTCTACGACACTTGAGTTCAATGTCCATCTTCCACTTGGCAGAGAAACAATCAAAGCGTGAGTATTGACTCTCGCTCTTCTCAAGGTCTGTCATAAAACAAGCCCGAAGGATGTTAAACAAATCAAGCTCCTTCATACTCTCCGTAAATCTTCTTGAGGTCTGCAATGTGTTGAGACCACTCTCTCGGATTACAAGAGCAAGGGATGTAATACTTGTGTTGGAATACTCGTGCGTGTACTCGGCTTAATGGCTCTTGCCACATCTCTTTCACCTCTCTGCCGTTAAAGTCACTAAAGAACTCCTTGAGGGTATTGTACTCACTCTCCTCAAGGCATAAGGGTTGTGTTCTTCTGGGGAACAACTTGTTGAGCTTCTCCTTACGAGCATCACACCCACAATCAATACCTGTGAGTTCAGCAAAGGTGTCTACCACCTTCTTGATACCTGTAGCCTTTGTGATTTTCTCAATGTCATCTCCTAAACCTTTAGATGCGCTCGGCTTCGCCATTTTGGAAGTCTTCGTAGTCTTCCCCGATTTCTTCTCGGACATATTCTTTGGATTTTTTTAATGTATCAAATATGGAGAACAGACTGATGCCTGTTTCTTTTTCTATATCCCTCATTGACATATCGGTGGTGTGGTATATCTCAAACATCTTTTGGTCATACCAATGTTGGTCTTCCATCACCTGCCATACCTTGTCAATAAGGCGTTCAAACCCTTCGGCTTGATCTATATCAAATAATTCTTCTTCTTGGTCGTACTCTACCATATCCCCTGTGAAGACAAGGAACTCTTTCTTCTTTTGGGCTTGGCGTACCATATTGCGAATAGTGACCCATACAAACAACTTGTTGGGTTCACCCTTGTACATTATGCGCTCTGGGTCTTCTATATACCTATTTAAGCGGATGTACATCTCTTGCACCACATCTTCAGCGTAGTCTCCTGCGCCAAAACTATGTGCCATCTTAACCCATTCCTTATGCTTGGTTGCTAAAAGGTCAAGTACGGTCATCTCGTTCAGTTGCCCAAGTCAATACTAACGCAAAAATCCCGAAGCACAACTGCAAGGAGTGGTACTTGGGATTCTCGTAATCTTCGTTCATCTCGGAGTTCCAATAGTTAATGCCTACCAGAAATCCTGCAAGGGGGGCTATGTCAAGTGCAAAGTTCATCTTGTTTTAAGCGGTTTATCTCTTCCTCTCTAATATACAACTTTTCACGAGTT